AGTCAATGTCTTGGTTTGCGATGCCAATGACAATACGTTTTCTGTCCCAAGGTCACTAATGGTAACGTAGTTCGAGTTAACTTTCGACACTACGTAGTCGGAACTTGCAGAGTCCATCGTGCAGTGGTTGAATTTCTCAAGTGTGGTTGCTACGCCATTGGAAGTCATGATTACGTCAACTGTAAATCCGTCATCGTAAATGCGAGTGTCTGGAGTAATCTTAACACTCAGGCTGTTTGCCCATGAACCAAACGATTTCGCTTCCACCTTTAAGGCGTTCAACGGAGTCCCCGGAGTGGTGTCAACCAAGTTTACAGATGCCCGTACGTTGCTGGCAGTATACGTTCCGTCAACATTGGTTTTCAGGACACGAGATACATAAAGTGCCCCGCCACCGTTATCGAAGAAATGTTTTGCCGCATACGCACCGTAACTGTCAGCACGGTATCCGCCACAATACAGTTTGAACTCATCCCAAGATTTAATGGCAGTGTTGGCTCCTGTGGCACCCTCGACTCCCCGCTCTACAACAGCAAGCATACCAACGTTAATGGTATTGATAGTACGCACATATTCGGTGTAATCCAGTTCTTTCGGATATACACCAGCCGATAAATAAACACTGTTGGACATGTTGTTTACCTCCTTTACAACTTAGTGATTATTATTTCCCTTCGGAGTTCCGCAAGTTGAAGTGACTCATTTAATGCGTCCTCCGTAAGAGGTTTAGATACTTCTCCCGGGTTAAGGTACAATCCGTGAGAGGTAATCTTTCCGTTACTGTCGGTGTATCGAATATTAAAAACCAATGGGTGGTTGTGAGTGCTCTTCACTGTGTACAATGGCTCTTCTGCCATCTTCTTTTTTCGTGCCATATCCAGTCCTCCTACGTAGTAAGGTCAGTATTTACTACGATGTTCGCTACGACACTTTCTTCCCCGGCTGTGTAGGTATCTAGCCATCCGTTAACTGTGTACCTGAACATATGTTCAAATTCTCGGTTATCCGTTGTCTGCCCGAACCTAGCAAAAACATCTTTATCATCCACCAGTTCAAACGGTAATTCGATGGGTGATGTCCCGTACTGTACAGTAAGAAAGGCACCAAAACCCATTGGAGGAAGTCTGCGTAAAATTTGTTCGCTCAATGATATACTATGCTGACCAAGGGTAGTAATAAACCTAATTTCGTAGAAAAATTTATAGGGTATCGGATACTGCTTTGTGTACATTGACACTTTGCTCTCGTCAACGTATGCCATTAGTTTATCCGTAGAAAATCTAGACGGGTCAAACGCCCCATGAAAGCAGTTCACGTTGATTGCCGGAGCAATGCGTGACTTCACCCACTCTTCCGGTCTGCTGTAGGTGGCGTTCACAGTTATTGCGGCATTGTCCGCCCCTAATAGTGTAAGCCCTTGCAGTTTATTCTTCATGGCAAGGTGAGTTAGTTTGATTAGGTCTACTGATGGTAATGTTCCTACAGTTACTTCTGCCATTATACTAACGCCTCCCTCTGAAGAACTTCCTGTATTTCTCGGTACACATCTCTACGAACAGAGTCTTTCTGTAAAACCCAGTGCGGTCTTGCTGGCATGTCGTCGCCGCCGTATTCCAAAATACTTCCCAGTTCCTCCATGGATAGCCCATGCTTTGTTGTTCCTTCCGGTCGCAGTGCCCATACACCATCCGCTATTTTGGTAACAGATATGCTGTCCAAATACTCCCCGGTAGCAATCAACACCCGTGGGTCTAACCCGTGAGTCACCTTGTACTCTTCATACCGCTTTGACAATCCTTCGACCGTAAAGGTCTGGTTCTCTACAGACTCTACAATCCGTTTTCTGGCTTCATCCAGAATGTGAGGTAACTTGAGTTCGATTTCTCGTATTGTTCTCCCACTAGCCATCTTGTTTAACAGCAATTCCGCTCTCTGCCACTCTCCCGGATTTTCCATCGACCATATAAACGCCCCGTTAGGCATCTACTGTCGGTACCTTCTCGTCAGTACACCCAATGGTGAAGGAAACAGGTGTCCTTCTTCCAGCGGTGTCAATGTACATTCCGTCGTTGAGAGCAGTGAAAGCGTAGTAGTCAATGATGTTTCCATAAGCATCTTCGTACTCTATTACGTCAAGTGGGCTTATCGTCCATCCGGCACGTTCCAGTGCAAGTTGTGATACTGCGATAACCAGTTTAACGGGATGACGTGTTGCAAACCTGTCCTGCAATTCCGGGGACGGTCGGTTTACGACTATCGCCTGTATTGTAGCCCGTGTCCAGACCTTATCCAACGCTTCATCAAACAAGTCGTCACTATTGGCTGTTGTCGCTTGCTTGTCAATCCGTTTAATCTGGACGGGCTGGGAGTTCATTGCGTAGGACTGGTCTATGACATCGAGGAGATACGTCAAATCATTTGGACTCATTACAGCAATTTGATTGGCAATCATCGTTCATCACCCCGCTGTTACCCAAGTTAATCCTACACCCATCTTACGGTCAAACTCCGCCTTTTTCTCCTTGGCTGTTTGCAGTAGAGGAGCCCCGGCGGACAAATTCATTTTAAACCCTACCCCTGTAGGAACAACGGTAATCTTACTCCGGAAGTTTCCTAGTGACTCCATTGCTGTAGCCAGTGCGTATAGTTTCATAAGTTCCATGTCCTTTGTTGGCATTGAAGTCGCCGTATGGACTAAACCTACTACCATCGGTATCACTCCCGAGAACTTTGGAGCCGGAATAAAACGTACAAATGGAACACCATTTTCACCTATGAAAAACTCTAGGTCGTATCCACGGTAGTTCTCTACGGCATCTCGGTATCGTTCGGTCACTTGCTCCATGGATGCGTTCGGTGCACTTCCGTATACAGGAACTCCGTACGTTTCGGCATCGAAGTCCTCTTCCGTGGACTCTACCGATGAGGAACTAACAGAAAGAGTGCAATCAACGACCCCTATCACCCCATCGTCCAGTACGTAAACGTCAACCCCTTCCGTAACAGAAAGGAGAATTGGTTTTTTGATGGGTCGATAGCGTGAATATTCTATAAGGGAGGCGTTTATTGCACTCTCTATTGTCGTGTCGGAGATTTCGGCTACGAGTGGGTCACCAAGCAGTCCTCGGATTTCTTGCGTTAATACATCCGGATTGAACGGCATGGTCATCACCCCTCAGTATTATTCGGCAGGAGCATTCCCGGTATCCGGTGCTTTGTCCGCCTTATTGGTCTTCTTCGCAACGACTTCTTGCAAGCATCCGTATTTCGCCCCGATTTTCTCTTCCAGTTGGACGGTACCGCTCGGAACGATAGTGAACTTCTGCATGTCTCCGTCGTACACCGTTTGCAATACGTTGGTTTTGTTTCGGTACAATTTAATAGCCATCTGAAAATCCCCCTCTTATCTTTTTCGTATTAATGGTATGGGGTAGGCGGTTAGCCCACCCCATTGTCAATCACATTAGTTGATGGTGACGGTAGCGTAGAAGTTACCGTTAACCATCTTACGAGCATAACGGGACATGATACCACGAACACTGACCAAATCTTCCGGGTGCATGAACACAGGAGTCGCATACAACGGAATGTATGGGCAGTATACGTAACCAGTTTCCATCCAGCTTGAGCCTTTGTAACCAACAAGGGCTTTGTTGGCTGGCATCAACGGGTCACGGATGATTTTGAAGCGGTTCGACAGCGTTCCGAACACGTTCATGCCAGTGGCGATTACGCCACCGTCGGCACCCGGTGCATAACGGAAGGTGTTGATTTTCTCCAGCTTCGTGCAGATTTCAGTAGAGGCGACGATGAAGTTGGCTTCACGCAGACGCTTGCTGTAAATCAGTTGAGACGCATCCAAGAAAGCGTGTAACAAGGTTTCGTTGTACTCTTTCAAGGAACCGTCGTAGTCAGCAGGTTTCGAAGCAGTCCAGTTGACGTTACCAGCGGTCGCATAGGTCATCAAGTCATTGACAATCATGCGGTCGATTTCACGTTGGAACTCATCTGCCATCATACCAGTTAACTCTTGCTCTGCCGACAGACCGTGGTACGCCATCAAGTCTTGTTCGGTTTCGAGAGTCCACTTGGTTTTCATTTTCCGGCTTTCAGCGGCGATGCTGGCATCCGTGATTTTGAAGTCGATTTCCGGAATGTACTTCACACCTTCGGTGTTCATTACATAGTCAGCGGTGACGACTGCACTACCAGCAGGAGCACTGTTCATGGTGATGATAACTCCAGCGGAAGTGTTTTGAGTCAATTCGTACGCCGTAGTCGCTACTGCGTTGACATACACAACAAGGCTGTCAGCGAAAATCGGAGCGTTTTTCAAATTGAAGTGAGTTTCCGAAGCGTCACCAACGCCGAGGATTTCACCTTTTGCACGACCTTGTGCGTAGTACGGATTGAACTTCGCCATAGCATCGTCTTCCCAAGAGAACTTGTCTCCGGCGGCAGTCGGTGCAAGGTCAGCCCCGTAGCTGAAGTCGATGTAGAAGATTTTTCCGGTTGGTTGCGGAATAGGCTGTACAGAGACTAACTCCCGACCAATCAAGTTCGGATAAATCCGGCGAATAAGCGGAAATGCGTACGTGGTGAACGGGTCAACGTTACCAGTCGTGTTCATTTCCTGCAATTTTTCGATAGGCAGTCTGTACTTGCTTTCAAACATGGTCTTGGTGTTGTCCATCAAAATCTCGACAACACGGCGTTCGTAGTCGTTTGTAACACCCTCAGTGAGAGACGCCCAACGCTCTTTACGTTCAGGAACTTCTTCCATCATTACTTTGATGTCATCCATTTTAAAAACCCTCCCTCTTTATAATCCGTAATTTTTACTCTGTGAACCCGGCAAGCCGACGCATCCGCTTGTCAGACTCAGATAATGCAGGCTTTTGGTCTTGACCGTCTTTGCCTTCTTTGCCCTCTTCGTTGCCTTCCACTTTGCCACTTCCGGCAGGAGTGTTGTCAGTTCCAAGGGAAACTTTTTCAAGAACCGCAACCAAAGAGTCGAACTTGGAGTTCATCTCGTCAACAGTTTTGCAGTCTGCCAACGGAGCTCTTAATGCGGACTCAAACTTGTGTCCTTTTAGCTTTGCTTCCAATGCTTCAGCAACCGCTTTAGCGTTTTCCACATCAGCAAGTTTTCCTTCAGCAACCGTCAGTTTTTCTTCGGTGCCAGTAAGAGACGTTTGGAGTTCTGATACTTTTCCTTCCAACTCCGTCACTTTCTTGCCCAAGTCAGACTCGCTGAGTTTCATGCTTTCCGGCATGTTCGGTGCAATCGCTTCCATTACTTTGTTGAAAGCATTTTCAAACTTTTTCGCTTCGTCAGATGCTTTATATGCTTCCACTGCTTCTGCTTTTGCCGACTCAATTGCCGCTTCGTGAATAGGCGTTAACTCGGCTTCTTTTGCAGTAGCACCTTCGGCTTTTGCGTTAGCTTCAAGTTCTGCACACAGTTCAGGATACTCAGACTTCAATTCTTCTAAAGTTTTCAATGTCTTTCCCTCCCCTATGGACTCAAATTTAGTAACAATGCCACTTGGATTAGATGGGTCTAACACGAAGTCAATGCCAGTTAAACGGTAGTCGTCGTTGATTACCTCAACGTCTTGTTTACCGATTGTCTGAACTTTTGCCGTGCCATACCCCCGAGTGGAAATTCCTACAGCAACTTCGGCTTCCAGCAGTGCTTCGAGTTTCTGCCCACGTTCGGTACGCATGATGATGCCCTCAAACTTGCAGAGGTCTCCATCCATCCACACTCTTGTGAACTTCACTGCCGCACGTTCTAGTGCCGACCTTGTTTCCCAAGGATGTTCCAACTCACCTAAAAACTTGTTGCCTTCAACGTCTTTTTGTATTACATCCACAGCCTTTTGAAAGACTGCAACGGAGTACAAACGGTTATTACGGTTTACAATTCCGGCTCTTGCCGCAACGCCTTCCACACGTCGAAACTTCTTGTCATTCGCATTACCAGTGTAAGGATTATTTTCGTCTTCTGTTGCTAACCAGATGAGACCTTCAGTGAACTGGTCTTGTACTGGTTTGTCAGTATGCTCAATCAGCATCCCTACCCGATTTTTCTTCACTTCGTCCACCTCCTCTCACGGCATAATACTATGACACTATCACTTTATTCAGCATGGGTACTTTCGTATACATGTTCTAGTGAAAAAAAGTCAGGATTTTTACGTTTTAGTGCTTCAACTGCATCTAGAAGTACATCTTGGTCAGTTATCTCTTCCGTAAACAGTATATTCAGTAACTCGGCATCTGTGTACTCAGTAGAGGCGGTTTGTTTCAGCCCTGCCTGACGCTGTGTCTTCCGGTTTGCGGAGTTACTTGCGTTATGCTTTGTATCGGTCGGTTTCTTGGACGGAGGTTTGTTCCCCATTCCGCCCATTGACTTGACCCCACCGCCACCGGAGTTAGCGTTCTGCTGTGGAGCACTAGCAGTGTTCTTGGCAAGGTCAACTTGTGCTTTCAGCAGGTCTGCCATCATCTGGTCTTGGTTGTTCATAACTTCTTGGATTTCATCATCCGTCATATTTAAGAACACACGCATGAGATACTCAGTGTTGACCATGAAGTTCTGTTTATAGAGAGTAGCCACTTGCATTTTAACCAGTCTTGCTTGCCATTTACGCAGTTCATCCACCATAGAGATGGCAGGAAGAATTATTCGGTACATGTTTGTCGTAGGTGAAATTCCTTCCAAGATAAGAACGGTGTCAAACATTTCTTTCAGTCCGGCGATAATTGTCATCTGGACTCTGCGTACTGTACGGGCAAACTGTATTTCCTGCTCGGTAACAGTACCCTTGGCGTTTACGTCCTCTTCCAAACCCAAATATGCTTTCGGTACCTTTGTCGTGGAGAATAACTTGCGTTGGAAGTAGTACACGTCTTTAATATTGGAAATGTTGTTGTCACCCTGTAAGACCTTCACATCCGCTTTGCCTTTTTGGGTTGTCCCCATAAAAATGTCTTCCTCTGCGGACAATGGGTTGTACTTCAAGTCCTGCTTCCCGGTCTTGGCGTCAACCGTACGGCGTTTCTTGAGGCTTTTCTTTACCTCATCGACATGTTTCTTTGCGGTCTCCGCATCCATGCCCTCAACATCAATCATGTAAGCGTACTTCATCGGAGCACGAGATAACCGGGCAATAACCATAGAGTCTTCCATCATCGACAGTTGGCGGTACACTTTAATTGCCGGGAACAGAATGCTACCCTCAACCCCGTATTTCTTCGTCCGGTTCTTGGTCATACGGAAATGGGTAATCTGCCACTTTTTAAAGGTTGCCACCGTGCGGGTCATATCCGACTCCGATTTCTGTAAGAACGCTTCCTCACGCAAACGCTGGAACTCGTCCTCATTACGCACCATAAACTTACCTTTGAGGTTTTTAATCCGGCGTGGCTTCAATGCTTTGTCCAGTACGAGTTCTTCATAGTCCTCACCGAACTTGACAAGGTTTCTAGCGATTGTCCATACGTTGTCATTCAGCTTCACCATGTCAATGAAGTCCGTCAGCAGTTTCTTAACTGTATCATTGGTAGTGTCAATCTTGATGACGGGCTCCCAATCGTTATCTGATTGACAGGCATTGTCTGCATAAATATCCAGTGCAGATGACAATTCCGGGCTTTCCCTGTCCATCTCTTCGAAAACATCGTATAGTTTCTCTTTTTTTAACTCAATCTTTAGCTGGTCAAGATACCAGTCGTACGGGCTTAACTCCCCTTTTTGGTAGTAGTCTGACATGCTCTTCAAATCGCTAGGTGGAACCATATAACCTAACGCTTCAATGTCAGAGTCCGGGGCAGTATTATCCGGCTGAGTGTCTGGTGAGACAGTAAAGATACGATTTACTGCTCGTTTTAAAATGCTCGTCACTCTCGACACGTTATCACATCCCTTTTGTAGCACTAAACACTATATCATATTCAGAACGGTGCACACTCATACGCATCACCACACACTATCGTCGCCATTGTAGTAGTCATCCTCTTCAATCTTCTTGAAGTGGTAATCCAGCGGGTCGAACTTATACGTAGAAGATTTGTCTGCTTCTACCGCAGGTTTCTTTTCCGCCAGTTCCCCGTAGGACGCCGATACGCTGGACGACACTGGTGCGGTTACACAGTGGAAGCATACTCCGGCAACGGCATCCGTGACATCCTTGCTTCCGGATGCAGGATGGTCTACCTTGTTCGTCTTTTCATTCTTCTCTAACCGTGTTGCCTCTTCTAACGCAGGTAAATACTCATACCAGTACAGTCGGTCTTCGTAAAGAGCGTCTTTGAACGCATTGTACGGGTCAAGTTTACTGTCTATGGATAGGTTTTCTGACTCAATTCCGACTCTCTCTAGCTGTTGAATACTATCGGCGGATTGGAATTGGTCGAAAGTTACTTTCCGTATATTGAACCCAATAGCTCGTAGTTCAAAAATAAGTGCCCGAACGTCTCCAAGAGTAATATCCCTGTTTGGGGGTGCTACAATGCGTAGCATGAAGTCTATAACGATTTCTGGAGCCCATATGGTATATTCTTCCCCGGTCTCCATATTACGCCGTATAACCTCTTTGAACCCCTTTACGTGACCCATGGCAAATCCGCAACCATCCCCATTTAAGGAAAGGTCTCCGTGGCAGAAATGAGCCTTCTTCTTATTCGCCAAAGACATAGGGCTGAACAAATCCAACATAATTGCCCCGCCATCCTGTAGAGAGGTTACCTCCCGGCTGAACGGGTGTTCCATCCCTAACTCTCTTCCACGGTTAACGGCGTCGTATAATTTCTCTTTATGGCGAATGAACGGTTTGATGGACAGCGTAGGTCGTCCGGCGATGTCCCGGATAGCCATATCAATGTCTTTGATGAAGTCACGTTTATATTCAATCGGAACGTCAATCAATTTAAGGTTCTTTTGTACGTCTTCCGCTTTCTTCTCGTCCGTATCGACAATATGAGCCCGGGTCAACGCATCACCGAGACATACTATAAATTTCTCCCCGCTATAACGGTCTTTTGGTTTTGTCGCCCATTGCTCGTAACGACGGATAAATACGTCGTCCTCTTCATTCTCTATTGCTTCTTGTATCCTGCGTTCTGTGAAGTCGTCCGGATACTTACTCGATGAGATGGACAGAAGGATACCGGGCAATTTCCCACGCACCATGAAACGGGACTTCATACGCCGTATCATAGCGTTGTGTAATTGAGTAGCTTGGTCATACGTTCCGCCATCTACCGCCTGTTTTGAGTTCTCAATTACTGCCATGAAGTTTACTTCATCCAGTACTCCCCCGAATACGTTAAGACCGATAACCCCACCTTCCGAAGAGGATGCAGGGCTTATCCATATCCCTTTCGGGAACCTCATTTCGGTCTTCAAACTCTGGTCATAGTTGAACACATTTTTAAAATAGTGAGAGTTGACCATCTTGGTCTTTATTCCGGTAAATACAACGTTCCGTGCCTGTGTCAGGTTGATAGATACGTTGACAAACGCAATAATAGACCCGTCGGACAATCCATACATCCGTTGCGGGTTCCGTAGGCAGGAGGTCTCGTAGACCATACGAATGAGGGCAAGTTCGGCAAAGGTCGATTTTCCCCATCCGATACCGCCAGTAAGCACTGCTTCGTTATATTTCTTGCTGTCGAACAGTTCTTCCAAGTCATTTAGTATGACTGGATAAATTTGTCCTTTGAGTCCCAAATACTCCGGCTGTTCAATAAATTGTCGCATAGGTACTGGCGTATGTTCGTATGTGTAAGACATTAAATCTTGCAGGACATCCATTTCCTGACCGGGATTGGTTTGAAGGAGATGCAATAACATCTGCATCTCCTCCTTGTCCAATGACCCTGCTAATTCATCCAATAGCTTCAGTAAACGGTTGTCGCTTTGTAAAGGTTGAGTGAGGGTACTCATGCTTTAATCCTCCTTATTTAAACAACAAACCAGTTACTGTTACCGTGCAAGTCAGGGCACCACCAGTACCATTCGTGAAGGATACTTCAACGCCATCTCCGATTACCGGGCAATCGCCAAACAGAGTGGCGGTATCGTCGATTTTAGCACCAGCACCAGCCGCAACGCCCGTATCAACACCATCAAACTCGATGCTGTTTACGGTTGCAGTCGCTGTAGTGGCTACTTTCTTCACCAATACATGACCACCAGCCGGAACTGGAACAGTGACAGCGGCACTCGCCGCCGCCGCAAGGTCTGCGTGAGATGCAGAAGCGATAAACGGAAGGGCAATCCCTTTCGCCGTTGCTACGGCACCTTCATTTAACACACGCAGGTAATTGTACGTGTCGCCATTTGTTTTTCCACCAATCCTCATCACAATCACTCCTTTTATAATATTGGGTTATGAGCCCCTCACTCCGCTGTTATGACTCCCGGAACGCATATCGCTGAACATTGTTGCCGATGTCGTCTTCGTTCGGCAATGCGTCTATAGCATCCCGTATCAGTCCTTTCAGTAGCACGATGTCTTTGTTCCATTTTCTACGCCCCGGTATATCCCACCATGCAGGGCGTTTCCTACCGAACATTTCCGTAATTTCACTAGGTTCAGTATCCAGAGCGAGTTGGGCAGTAGCCAGTGTTGCTGGGCTAATCTGAAAAGCAATCACCATTTCCGTGACCAATAAGTCCCGGTCGTAGGCATCCATAATGTCTATATCAAGTGCTACGATGTTGCTCATCCTACATTCCTCCTCATCGGCAGGGTATCCGCTTTCTGTGCGAACCATCCCCGGAAGTTTTGCGTCAGTTGTACTTGGGCTACACGCACATCATCATGGAAGAGGTACATGTATGGTTCAAATCCGGAACTATACGGGTCTTTTAAGTCGCATTGTCCGGTATGCCCGGTCACGATTAATTTGCAGGTGCTAATATCTACACGGGTAAATTCTTTCTTTAACTGATGGTCAGTAAAGTTTTGGGCTTCGTCGATGATAAGAATGCTGTTTGAATACGTCACCCCTCTATCAAATAAGTGTGAAGTCGGTTGTAACCATCCACGCCCAAATTTCATCCCTGCCCCGTCGTCTAGGATTAACGAGTCTTCTACCCGCATCTTCATCTTGCGTAGAATAGGGACTAACGGCTTGTAGTAGGCTGTTTCCTTCTCCAATTGCGTACCCGGTCGAAAACCCATTTCCCCCTCCTGTACGGGTGCGAACACGTAGATTACCTTTTCATACTTTTTCGGGTTTGTGTCCATCAGATACTTTGCTGTTGCCAGTGCTACGTAAGATTTTCCCGTTCCTGCTACTGCATTGCACATTACTACGTCATAGTCACAGATTGCATCCACGTAAATTTTCTGCTCGTCAGTAATTATGGGAGCCAATCCGTAAAAGAGACTATCATCGTATGGTCTTGCCATATACTCATCTCCTTTCGGCTTTAGTACATCATATTCAGGCAAACAAAAAACCTTCCAACAAAAGTCGGAAGGTCGGCGGAATTTCGGAACGCGTCTTACTGCTACTGTAGGAGAGTGAGAAAGTCGTTCCCCGGAATATGGGATGCGAAGCGTCCCCATATCGTATTCATATTATATTAATTCTTTATATTATATTGTATTCATGGGTGCATATCTGGTTATGCACGGGTGAATATCATCCAAATTATTTGTCCAACACTTTTTTGGTATTATTTAGGTAAAAATCCACATAGGGTGGACAAAATGAACGATTTTTCGTCTCTTTGTCTTTCCCATGTGGACATTGGATAAAGAAAATGTTATCAATTGGAGCTGTTGGATAAAGAAAATGGTTGATAATGGCGTTGATTTTTTTCATTTGTTGGATAAAGAAAATGGTTGATAATGTGTGTAAAATGCTGGTAAAAATCAGTCTACCCATTCAGGAATTTTTAGAACTTCCCCTGCCAAGGAATGGCTACAGTCGGCAGTAAAGTGCATCTTCCCATCCGTCACAAAAGAATGGCATCGCAGGGTCGTACCGTCGTTGTTCGTACCGTGGACAAGGATGGACGGGGAAACAGTTGGCTTGTCCTCATCCCCGTTGTACGTCCATATCTTCGGATTGAAAGCGTGAGCACGGTTACAGGCAGGACACCAAAACATATAGGTGGTGTCGTTTGCTCTATGTATTTTCGCCACTCAAATCACTCTCCTTTCTCGCCAGTTCTTCGGCTTCTTTCTTCGCCAAACCGCATTTGCACTTCAAAGATGACTCAACCATCATATGTGTCAGTTCTTCTATCACTTCATGAGCACTACCGGAAGGATTGTAGTCGATGGTGCGGACATCACGGTCGCAGTAGGCACAAGGTATCCTTACTTTCCCCATCAGTCCATCAACGTCCTTTTCCCAAATTCCGCAGAAGTCGGCTCTTTGAGTTCCATCGTCCCTTTCGGCTTCTGGCAGGTGCATTCTTTCGACAGTTCGTTTATCAAGTTCTCGATATTCCGGGATACCTCACGCATCTTCCCGTCCATCCGGAACGTGTCGTACTGTTTCAACGTTTTTCCGCAGTATTTGCAAGTTACAATGACTGGCATACTATCTCCTCCCGATTAACATATTGAGTACATCCAGTAAGGAGACACAATCCACGACATACTGAACGTTCTCTTGCTTGATATAGATACAAGACCCTGCTTGAGCGTGGTATCCGGGACTTCCTACGGGAAACGAGACCGGACTGACGCTCTGGATTTTCCGCTGTTCTTCCATCAACCGTTCTACCTCTAACATTGCCTTTCCCATATTGTCGCAGAAGAGCACAATTGAATTGGAGGGCATCTCTTTAACAACATAGACCGATAACCCGGAGAGTACCATAATTATCTTCCCTCTTTCCGCAGATATTATGCTTTCGCACCTTTACTGCCTCCCGCTTTGAAAGTCTCAAGTTCTTTCTGTGTCTTTTCGAGTTCACTTACCAAACGTTTGTGCTCGTAGTAGTTGTTGTTGGAGATAATCCGCAAGTCTGCCGTTACTTCCCGGATAGTCGATGCGTGGTTATCGGAATACCGTACCATTGCTCCGACGATATACGTAAGGGTCTGATACAACGAGAACAATGAAATGCAAATCACAACTGTAAGGAATATAGCGTCTACTGGAGAGAGGTTCATCGTATGGTTACCTCCTTAAGTTCCTCCGCACAGTTCGGGCAAATCTTGTTCCCCTTGAAGTCGATGAGGTCGTGACCTTCCCCGCATAGGGTACACCGTACTGCATACTTCCGTAGGATGATGTCAGCCCCGTCTACAAACACTTCCATCCCATCCCCGGGTTGAATGTCGAATAGTCTCCGCAACTCCATCGGAATAACTACCCTCCCAAGTTCGTCCGTCTTACGTATAATTCCTGTCGCTTTCATATCTGTACCTCCGAATACATATTTGGGGAGTATCCCCATGTATCTAGTATATCTCCAAGCATAGGAAAAGTAAAGGAAAATATGTAAGAAAACTGGTATCCGGTAAACCGTCCGGAAGGTCGCCGTAAGGAGACATTCCTTCCTTTACTCCGACAGGAGAAAGACGACGGGTTCAAAAGGCTCTACAGTGTCCCCGATAGCGTAGAAGGGTCTCTGTTGGTGTATTGGTATCAATAATGGATAAAGTCCAGCATAATCCCCTTTTGCGGTCATTTACGGGGTCAAGTACGGTATCCCGGTATAAAAATGTATCCGGTACAGAAATAGGGTGAAAATACGCCCAAATTTCATCCTATGGTACCGATAGGTCGATGAAATAACGGTATCGGTACCGCATAAATATTTGTCGTATACAGAACAAGAACAGGCTCTCTATTTCCTCAATAGATGCCTGTTCAGGTGGTAATTA